GCCTGGAAGTACAGATCGGCCTCGGCTTCCTGTTCCTGGTCAAGGTCCCCCCACTGCGCCTGCAGGTGATCTCGCCAATACACCATGTCGTTGAACGTGGGCATCTCGTCGATGTTGAAATCGGGCATCAGGCGCTCGCCAGGTAAGAATAGCTCGCGTACACGTCCGTCTCGGGGGGTCGGACCGACTCCAGGAAGGTGCGCATGCGCGCGTTAGGAGTACCCTGCACGGGCGTCGCCTGGTCCAGTCCCACCTGGCGGCGGTCCACCTCGCGGTCGTCCGCCTGAACGATGGATTCCAGGTAGTTGTAGCTGAGCGGGGCGTTCTCGCCCTCGAAGCGGTGTTTGGTCCACAGGTAGTAGCCCCAGGCGTCCATCGAGTGGTTCATCCAGTCGCGGGGCTTTTCCTGAAAGTTCGTATTGATATTCCGGCGTTTGTTGTAACTGTAGCTTTTGAACTCGGTAATTGTGGCGGTGCAATGACGATCAACGAGGACGTGAGCACACGATTTGAGCCAGTTCAGCGTTTCCCCCGACAGCTTGTCGTCGGCCAGCGACTCCTCGACCTGGATGAGGAGCGCGCGCTGTTCCTCGGGGGGCAGCGCGTAGTCCGTATCCGGCTCCATCCCCATTTCAGCCAGGACGAAATTGACGCGCTTGCGGTAGAAGTAGTAGAAGCGCACCGGGTCCCGCAATATATTCCGAGCGAGGGGGAGCCGCTCCCAGATCTCCGGCTTCTCCGGCACACTGTAGGCAGGGAAGCCCATCTTTTCCCAGCGGCGCATTTCTTCGGGTTGAGCGCTATCCACGATCACGTCCGTGACGTTGCGGACCTCGAAGCGCGGCATCAGCGCGTCCTCGCTGGAGATGCGCTCGGCGTCGCACCAGGGCCGCTGCACAAGCTGGGGAATGATCTCCTCCGTGCTTACGTGCGTAGCGTAAAACTCGTCAACGACCTCGTGATGGTCTGGATAGGTCTGGATGACGAGCACCGCATACGGGTTGGAGCCGCCACTGGGGTCTACCGCGAGCGTAATCGGAAGTTCTGGGTTGAACGGGCAATCGCCTACGTGGACCTTCTCTTTGAACTCCGGGAAGACGCGCTCTCGCGCGGACGCCGGAATACCACCAAACTGCTCCAGGAACTCAATCGGGTCCATCTCCTTCTGAGCCTGCACCAGCGCCGGAGTGTGCCGGCCCTGCGGAAAGGCAAAGAAGTTGATGTCGTAGGACGCGTCCTGGAACAACTCCCAACTGGCCTCGGTACCGCTGCGCGCCATCTCTGCACGCGCATCGAGGGCCTTGGCGTGGAAAAAGTCGCCCTCCCCCTCCCACGACGAAATCAGTAGCGCCTGCCCGTTGCGGTCCGTGAGCGGCGGGAGGATGGCGCGCGTCCAGGCTTCGGGGAGTACCTGCGCCGCCTCGTCGATGATCGCCAGGTCAATCGCCGCGCCGGCCGCCGACCAGATGTTGTCAAGCGAGATACCCTCCAGGCGCGCGCCGTTGTCGAGCACGACCAGCTTCTCCTGCACCGAGTCGCGCAGCATGCGCGTCTGCAGGCCCAGGTCGCGGATCGTTTCGACGACCTTGTCGAATGCGCGCGAGACAAGCTTCATCGTTGGCGCGGCGAGCCAGATCCAGGAGCGGGGTCTGGAGTAGGCGGCGGCGACGGCTTCCATTGCAGCGTGTGTCGTCTTACCCCCGCGTCTACCCCAGGCCACGATCCTGAACCGAGCACGGCTGCGCGCCAGGGCCTGCTGGCCGACCCAGTGGCCCGACACGCCGTGCGTCTGCCACGTCTCGGTTTCGGCCTGCAGCGCGTAGTACGCCAGCAGACGCTGGTCGGGCGTGGGCAGGCTGCCGCACTCGCGCGAGCGTGCGAACAGCTTGAGGCGCGCGTCGGTGTCCTCGGGCACGAACAGCCCGTGTGGGGTGTAGTTCAACTCCCTGAAGACGCGCAGCCGTTCCTCGGGCGTGATCTGCTGGAACGGCACCAGCCGCGCGTCAGCACGCTCCAGGAAGTCCTGCAGGAAGCCCTTCTCCTTGGTGGCGGCTTTGCCCAGCCGAGCAAACTCTAAACCGGCTAATCCAGGAATCTCAGTAGCAACCATGTAAACTACTCCCTGGATGATTGTCGCCAACCTGCTTAGTCGCCTGCGCTGGTCGCGCTATCTGCGCTCGCACACGGATCGTTCTGGGAATTGTTGGATATGGACGAGCACGAGGATCAACACGGGCTACGGACTGACAGGCTCGCGCCCCAAGCGTTTGTTGGCACACCACGCGGCCTGGCTGGCCAGTCACGGCAGCTTGCCCCAACCCGTAGAAATCGACCATACCTGCCATAACGAGGACGCCGAGTGCCTCGGCGGACGCACGTGTCCGCACAGGCCCTGCGTCCGCCCCAGCCACTTGCGCATCGTAAGCCATCAAGTCAACGTGCTTTCAGGTAGGGGGACATCTGCGCTGCACGCGCGCAAGACGCACTGCCCACGCGGGCACCCCTACGACGGAGCAAACACCTATGTGAGCCCCAAGGGGAGTCGCGAGTGCCGTATGTGCCGCAAGGCTCTCTGGCAAGCGTGGAGTCAGTCGAGGTCAATCAGCACTGCTTGATCTTGGTCGGGGCTTTCTTCGGCGCGATGCGCGTCACCATGCTGGTGCCAGGCTTGCCGACTCGCCCACCACTGGAGTTGCCGGTGCGTTTGATTGGCGGCATTAGAACGGACTCCTTCTGGTTTTCTTGGTAAAGGGATTACCTTTGGGAGCTTCGGAGGGAAGCTTGGCGGTTCCGGATTTGGGTTTGTCACGCTTGGCTGGCCCCACCTTTGCTTTCCCGCCGCCCTTTTTGAACGGGGTGAACGGCACTAGTACTTGCCTCCGCGCTTGCTGGACGGCACGCGCCCGGTGCCGGCTTTGATCTGCGGCACGCAGCGGCTGCCGCTGCCGCCCTTACTTCCCTTTGCCACTCCGGTGAACTCCTTTCTTGAAGCCCTTGTTGAGCGCGGCGTTGGAAATCGCCGCCGCACTGGACTTGGACTTGCCCTCGCGCTTCAACGCCTCATAAACCGCCGGATTCTTGACGCTCTTCCCATGCGGAAATTTCTTGGTGTAGCCTGGACCGGGCATCTAATGGAGCACCCCCTGCGACACTTTGATCAGCACCAGCACAATCGTGCCGAGTATAAACGCGGCGCCCAGCAGCATGACCAGACACGCGATGGGGTCTGGCGGATCGGCCTGCGGATAGAACTTGCGGTGGGGCGGGACGCGGCGCGGTTGATGCCGGAATTGCCCCAGGATAATGTGCGGGTCATCGGTCGAGCCAGACTGCTTGCCATGAGCCTGCCCACGCCTGGAACTGCCCCGGCGTGATCTCGTCCCATATGTTCCTGTATCCCGGTGCACTATTGGCCACCCACAAGGAGCCGTTGCGCGTTCCCCGGATAGCCACAAAGTGATACCAACTTGTGCTGTTCAAGACACCCGTCGTGTCGCTGCAGATTTGCCATGCGCGCGCCCAGTCTACCCACTCCTGGTGGGCGACCAGACCGTGCTGGGCGAACATGTCCAGTAGGCAGCGCGTATCGGCCAGACCGACGCTCGAATTGACGCACGACGGGTAGCCGATCTCGCCCGCCGTCTGCTCGCGCGCCTGGTCGGAGACGCCCGTCGCGGCGAGCACCCACGTGCTGGCACAGATGCTGCACGTCCAACTGAACGCCTGCGGAGGCATCTCCAGGGCTCGGTGGCTCTCGAAGTGGGGCCACCAGCCCTGGTCAGGCTCGGCGTGCGCGCGGCGCGGCGGCGGGTAGCGGATCATCCCAGGTAGATCGAGCAGTCGCACAGGCCCTGCACGCCTTGCACCGTCTCCGAATCGGTGTACTGCCAGAAGGTGATATGGCTCCAGTTCGGCGGCGGGCTGGGGGTCTTGTCCTGGTACGCGGCCAGCCACAACTGCCCCGCGAAAGCGGCCTCCACCTCGGCGTCGGCCAGCCCGTGGCTGCGCATGAAGTTCGGGTTGCTGTACAGAAAAGGAATGACGCCCAGCCGCTGCTTGACGACCTCAGCCCAGGCGATAGCCCAATCCGACAGGTCGCCGCTGCCCGCTTCGATGTCGAGCACCACCAGGTCGTCGTTCATCACCCGGCCCATGTTGGCCGCGAACCACGCCGCCTCGGCCTGCGCCGCGTTCTCGTGAGGACGCGAGAAGTGATAGGCGCCGCGCACGTTGAGCACCAGCATGTCCTGCCAGTTAGCCGAGAAGTACGGATTCAGATAGTCCGTCCCCTCGGTGGCCTTGGTGAACGCGAAGGTACACGTCTGCCTGACTTTCTGCCAGTCGGGGTAGCCCTGATAGCTGGCCACGTCGGGGCCCATGTCGCCCGCCTCCAGCGGCAGCCCGCCGGGGGGTACGGGCGTACTCCGAGCGCCGGGCGGGAAGTAGATCGGGCTGAACGGGCTCACACCACCTTCAACAGCAGCAGAACCAGAACCACGACGATGATCAGGCCAACGATACCGATGCCGCCGCCTATCGCATAACCGCCGCGCGAGTAGCCGTAGCCGCCACCAAGCACAGCGAACAGAATGACGATGATCAGGATCAGAACGAGTGGGTCCATTCAGACCAGTCTTGCAATTGCCAGACCCGCGATAAGCAGACCGACCTTGAGTTCCACACCCCCGATGGCCATGAATACGATGTCAACGACCAGCACCAGCAGCGCGATGAGCGCGCCGAAGGTAACCCACACCGGGGCTGTCTGAGAGACTCTCATGCCGCTCACTCGACCGTCGCCCCGTTGCTGGCGTCCCACTTGATCACGTAGCCGCTGGAGAACGCCATCTGCACCCCGCCCGTGTCCGGGTCGGGAAGCTCACCGGTGATCGGTACACCGAGTGGGTTGCCGTCGGCTTTCTCCTCCAGCCACTTCTTGACGATAGCCGTGTCCGGGTTGAAGACCAGCCCCTGTACGATGCTGCTCCACACCGCCTGATTGCCAACGTCTGACAAGTCGATTACCCTCCCCGGTAGCTCATGAGGTCGTAAAGGTCATCGTCGGGCCGTTGATCGGCTGGCCCACGGTGTCCCCCCCACGCGGCGAGAGCGTGGTCAGCATCGCCACGGCGTACGCCCAGTACTGGCTGGCAGGCACCAGGCCCTTGAGGTCGAACACGAACGTGGTGCCCGGCGTATTGTTCTGCTGCACCGGAGTGACTGACTCGAACGTGCCGGTACCGCGTTTGCCGTACACCACGCGCACCGCCGCGCCGAAGTTGGCGACCTGCACCGACAGGCGCGCCGTGGTCGCGGTCACCAGGCTGCTGGTCATCGCCCCGACGTTCGCGTTCTCCTGGCCGACACCCGCGCGCGACCAGGCGTACGTCTCCCAGCCGTACAGCCCCAGATTGGGTTTCAGATCCCCAACAGCCATCTCAGACCCCCCTACGAATGTGGGCCGTGTTGGGTACGAGATCGCCCGGACTTTGCGAGTCGATCTCGGTGGCCCTGACGCGAACGATATACTCGGCGGGGTGCTCGTCGGGCAGCGGCGGCACACGCAGGTCCTGGACGTTGTCCGGCGTGCCCAGCGGCGGCGGCAACTCCTCGACGGCCATCAGGTGCTCTTGCTGTTCCACTGCGACCAGGTGTACGTGCTCCAGTTGCCTTTCTGGCCAGCGGCCGGCACGGCCGCGTCCATCGGCCCGGAGAACGAGTAGAACCTGACCGGCACGGCGTTGCCCTTGACCGTGGTGCGCGCCCCGAGCAACTGCACGAAGCCCTGGTAGGAGCGCAGCGCCAGCCCCGTGGTATCGGTCGCGTCCAACCGCAGCGAGAAGCCGAACACCTTGCCGGTGTGGTCGCCGGCAGGGAATGCGCCAGCGGCGATGTTGTGCTTTGTGAGCGCGCTGCCCTCCAGCACGGCGGTCGAAGTGGTAATGGACGGATCGTTCTGCGACCACCAGTCCATCGCCATCTTGCATGCCACGTCGGTGTCGAACTGGACGCTGAAGGTGCTGCTGGTAGGGATCGCCTTGACGTTGGAGATGGTAATGAACGGAATGCCATACGCCGTGCCCGCCGGAGGGGGCGTGATGGCTTGCGGCTCGACCTCGGTCATGCCAGCGGCTCCGTGGTGGGCTCCTCCTCCGTCACGACAGGCTCCGCCTCCTCGGCGCGCAGATCCTCACCCGTAACCGCCGTGGGGCCCGGCTGTTCGACCGCGCCCACGCTCTCGGGGGGCCGGATGTTGGGTCGATTGGGCACGATGTCGCTCGGGCCGGTGCTCTCCGCGACGGTGTGGCTTTCGCGATACACCTGCTCCGCCAGACTCTCCGGCACAGGCGGAGCTTCGATGGGCGGCGGTGGCAGCGTCTCCTGCGGCACGCCCCCCTCGGGAACCTCCTGCGGCTCGTCAGACGGTTCGACGGCGAGCGGCTGCCCCTCGGTATCGACCAGGCCCTCGTCCTCGGTAGAGGTCGTCTCTTCTTCGGTCATGTCCGGGCTCCTTAGATGCCGATAATCCGGCTGATAAAGGTCATGTCCACCTGATCGAGCGCGGTGTCGAGATCGCCGATGGCGCTCTTGATGGTAGCTTCCTGGTCGGCGGAAAAGTAGTACGGCGCGCCCTTGAGGTCGGTCACGTCCAACCACGCGTGGTCCTGGTTGATGGTCACCTTGCTGGAGGCAAAGCCCCGGAGATGGGTGCCGATCAGCCCGTTGATCTCGTCGGCGTTCTTTGGCTGAGTGCCGATGGTCGGAGGCGGGGGCGGAGTTTCAGGAATGGTCATGCGTTCTCCAATGCAGCGAGTCGGCTAGATAGCTCGCGAATTGCGCTCCACAACACGGGTACCAGCGCCCCGTAGTTGATGGCTGCCGGGTCGCCCTGCTCGTCCAGGCTGACCACCTCGGGAATGACCTCGCGCATCGCCTCGGCACCAAAGCCCAGATACCGCGCGTCATCGAGGTAGGTGTACGCCAGCGGAGTCACGCGCTCGTCCAGCACCGCAGCTAGCGACGCCGGCTGACTGAGCGGGCTCAGGTCGCGCTTGTTCTTGAGTGTCGAATTGACGGTAAAAGCTGAGGCGTTAATCGGCACGTACGCTGCCGCCGCATTCTGGACGTGCATGGCGGTTGTACGGGTGACCACTATTCCGCCGGTGGCATACAGCAGCAAGTTCGTGCTGTCGCTCGTGACCGCTGTGGTGGTGTTGATCAGATACAGATTGCCACTGTTAGACTGCAACTGGCCGCCCACTTGAAGGCTGGTATGCGTGCCGCCCATCTGCACGAACCCGCCAGCGATGCAGTGGAAGTCGAAATAGGTATTCGCCGCAGGCGAGTAGAACCTGAATATTCCGGAGTTCCCTGCGCTGCTTAGCTGGCACAGCGACGACGTATCCCAGTAGAGGGCGTTCGTAGTGTCGCCGCACCGAAGGACATAGCCGGCAGTCCCCACTGACAGATAGCCGGTCGATAGCGTCAGAGCGCCGTTGTTGTCCAGCGTCATCTTTGAGTTGAGGGTGATCGGATTGGCACCGGACGGCGCGGTGTACCAGTAGAACCCACCAGAGTTGTTCATCTGCATCACCGCAACTGCCTGCGCGACATCGAAGCGCTGCCAGGCCGAACCGTCGTGATAGGCGTTGGCTCCAATCTGGACGCTGAGCTTGCCCTGCACCATCACATGCGCATTGGAGGCTCGGATGTCCAGCCACTGGCTCTGCGCCGGATTCGCCCGAATAACAGGCCAGTTCGGAGCGCCCGCCGGGCCGATCCTTAGCTCGCCACCCATCTCGATGTTGCCGCTGGTGACGAAGTACTGCCCCGTGACCGGACCGCCAGCGGTGACCGACAGGTTGGTGCTGATGCTGCCGCCGAACAGGATGTTGCCGCCGACGTACATGGCACCATTGACGCGCAGGTCGTAGGCAGGATCGGTGCCTGCGCCCACCCCCAGCCGCAGGAACGTGGCGTCACCGGAGGTCTGCTTGACGTTGGTGCCAAACGTCACCTGACCCGAGATAGGCGCGGTATTGAAGCCCACCGCGCCGACAAGCTGGCTGGTGCCAGCGTTGTACAGGCCGATGTTGGTGGTCGCCGCGCCGCTCTGGTTGGCGATGTAGATGCCGTAGGCGTTGGTGATGCCGCTCTTGCCCTGGTTGGCGACGAACAGGCCGTACATGCCGGTAACCGTCACGCCCGCGCCCACGGTCGGCGCGTCGGCGTAGAAACTCGCGCCTGCCGCCACGGTGCGGCTGCTGGCCGCAAACGTCGGCTGGAGGTAGACGGCGAAGTTGTTGCCCGTGCCGGAGGTGCTGAAGGTCAGCGGCGCGTAGAAGGCGAACTGGTTCGCACCGGTAAGCGTCGGCTGGAAGATCAGGCCCGAGTACGCCACGGGTGCGGTGCCGATGCCGACATTGCCGACGAATTGCGCCGTACCGCCCACCACCTGATTGCGGCCCAGGTACAGGTCGCGCGGGCGCTGCCCCGAAGTCCCGATATCGACGCTGTTATCGACAGCGGGTTGGAAGCTACCGTCCGACTTGAGGATCCGCCAGCGCGTGCCGTTGGTGGTGTCGCCCAGGCCCAGCAGTGCTGAGGGCGTCCACACGTTGGAGGCGTTGACCGTCGGCGCAGTCAGACTGCTGCCCACGTAGACGTTGGCTGGGCGGTTCGCGGCCGAGGCCCCGATGTCGTACGCGTTGTCGGCACTGGCCAGCAGGTTGCCGCTGGAGCCGCCGATGTACCAGCGCGAGGTGTTGCTGGTCAGAAACGTCAGGTCGCTGGTGCTGTTGGCCCCCACGCCGTTGACCAGTAACGGCGAGTAGCTCAGGGTCAACTGGTTGGCGAACTGGACGGTGCCCTGCACGAACAGCGTGCCATTGAGCGTAGCGTTGCCCTGCACAGTAAGCGTGCCGCCGACAACCTGATTGCGCCCCAGGTACAGATCACGGGGCCTGTTCGCGCCGCTCGCACCGATGTCGAGGACATTGTCGCTGACCGTTTGCAGGTGGCCCGTGCTCAGAATCTGCCAGCGGTCCGTCTGCGACGTGACAAACCTCAGCGTGCTGAAGGAGGCGTAGTAGATGCCGGTGCCACCGGCATCGCTGGCAAACGCATAGCTCGGCTCAACGGCTGAGCCGTCCGGTGCATACAGTGGCCAGGACACGCCCGTCGCAGGCGTCGTCCAACTCAAGGCATAGTCGCTGTTGCTCGACTTGCTGAGGATCTGTCCGGTCGAGCCACCCACAGGCACGGCGCCGGGACCGATGAACGAGGTCGCCGCGTACACCGTGCGAGGCCGATTGGCACTACTGGCCCCGATGTCCACGGCGTTGTCGGTGACCGCCAGGAAGCTACCCGTGGCGTTGTCGATGCGCCAGCGAGACGTGTTGTTGGTCCGGAACTCCAGCGCACCGGCAGCGACGCCGATAGAGGTTGTCCCAGCCGCGCCCAGCATCAGCGCGTTCGGGTCGTTGCCGACCAGCAGCATCTCAGAGGCGTACACCCGCCTGGGGCGGCTGGCCGCGTAGGCCCCAATGGAGTAGGTCGCATCGGGGCTGAACGTCAGGTCCTGAGTGAGCGGCAGCGTGAGGCCGCCAGGCGTGGGCGTCTGCCAGTCGTAGGCGTAATCGGTCGGCCCGGTCTTGGTCAGCACCTGGCCCACACTGCCGTCGTCGGGTACCGCGCCGTTGCCGATGAACGCGGCCGGCGGCACGGCGGTCACGTCGCCGGTGAACGTGGCACCGGGGAATGTGGGACCGCCGGCACCCAGCAAAAACGTCTCCAGCGCCATGATCGCGTCGGGCGTCTGCGGGTGGGGGTGGTTGCGGATTTTGTCTACCTGGCCCGGAAACAGCGAGCCGGGGTAGATGTCGTAGCCGCCGTCGGCGCGCACCTGGGTCTGCGGCGCGGGGATGCTGATGTAGGTGACCGCCTCGCGCAGGTCAGGATCAGCCTCGACCAGCCGCAGCTTGGCGAAGATGGGCGGCAGCGGCGTCAGGTCGTCGGCGACAAGCTGCAGCGGCACGGGAGGCTAGACGATGCCCGTCCACACCGCTGCTGCGGTTTTGACGTAGATGCGCTGGTTGGCGGTGCCCGGTGTGTCGGTCCTGAAGTAGTAGTCGCCTATCGAGCCGAGCCCCGTGGCGGGCGCACCCGAGCCCGACCACAGGCTGCCGCCAGGGCTGGAGCCGTTGCCGGGCTTGATGGCGTTGCTGCTGGCCACGGGGCCGTTGAAGACCACCGGCATGTTGCCCAGCAGGTAGCTCTGGGTAGCCATGATGGCGTCGGGCAGCGTGCGGTCGGGCTGGTTGGTGAGTACGTCCACACCCACCGGGAAGTTAGAGCCGGGATAAGGTCGAGTCATGCATCCGTCCAGTAGCTACAGTGGGACCAGCGGTCGCACCCGCCCCACACGGCCAGCAGACACCACATCAGGCTGGAGTGCGTCCACAGGCGACGATGGTAGCGCCCCCACACCCGCCTGTGGCGTCGCGGGCGATTCACGGCCGGTTATCGAGCAGCCAGAGAACCGCGAAGGCGAGCATGAGCGCGGCGGGCACGACGAACATCAGCCATCGGTCGGACATACCCGTGTGGGGATGCACGAAGCGTGCTCACGCCGACGGCGCCAGGACGGTTCGGGGGCGCACCCCCGTACGTTTCCACAGGCTGGGCGTGACCTTACCTTTGTGGTAGATCCAGCACGAGTCGCACCAGCCCTTCGCGCGAATGACCAGCCGCCGCCCACACCGCTTGCAGGGCTCGATGCGGGTCACGTCGGATATGTCCGGCCGTCGAAGACGACCGCCGCGTTGGCCCACATACGCGCCTCCTGCAGCTTGCGGATGGCCAGCGTGCGCTCCGCGCTGCGCGGGCACACCGCCAGCATGGCCTCGTACATGGCGTACGCCAGCGCGTTGAGGCGCGCAAACGCGGCGACCTGCTTGGGATCGTCGGTGTCGATGTACTGCATCGGGTTGTCGATCTGGTGAAGACCCTCTTCGGTGGTCACTTGTTCAGCCCCTTGAGCGTCTGCGCCAGGCGCGCCTGCTTGCCTACGCGGCCCCCCTTCTGAGCGGCGGCGGCGACCTTTTTGGCGGGGATCTTCTTGCCTTCCGGCACGCCCAGCGAGCGGTGCAGCCCGCCCTTGTTCTTTGTTGCGCCGGCGATCCAGTTCTTACCGGGCACGCTTCTTGGCTCCCGGAGACGCGGCGCCCTTGCGGCCGGTGTCCACACCCCTGGCGGGGGCGGTGTTGGCCCCCGTGCCCTTCGGCTGCGGGAAGTTGGACATGTGGCCGACGCCCAGCGGCGCGCTGGGGGCGGACAGCGGCGGGGCGTTGACCGAGAAGCTGGCGGCGCCGGGCAGCGCCCCCGGAGGACGCGGCGGCGGGCTGCCGAGGCCTGGAACGGGCGGCTTGCGGAGCCCCCCCAGCAGCCCCTTCTGCTTTTCTCCGGGGGCGGACTTGCGGGCGGGGCCGGCCTTACCCCGGGGCGCCAGCCCCTTCTTGACGCTGGCCCTGGCACTCTTCGAGGTGGGGGGACGGGTACGCGCGGGGGTGGTTGCCACACGCTCCTCCTTGGGTCTGCTTACGCGGCCTCGATTGCCCTGCGGGCCACCTAGGCCGCTTCGATGGCTTTGCGCACGTCGCCGACGATCTCGCGCCAGAGCGTGGGATTGGTGTTGGCGAGGCGGTGCTCGATGATGACCATGACCGCCGAGACGGTGTCCTGGGTCTGCTTGCTGAGGCTCTCGGTCTTCTGCGCTTCGGTGTACTTCTGAAGCTGGTTGACGTACGCCAGGTGGGTCTTGTGCAGTTCGGAGAACTCGCCAGGGTCCACGTCCCGGCCGCTGCGCTCCATGATCCGGATGTGGGTGTCCACCGCCGCCATGCGCTCGATGAGCATGCGGTACTGCGGCCCCAGGTCGCCGTACTCGGCCAGCAGCCCGCGCCGCGTGTCCTCGTACTGCTGCGTATATAAGGACAGCGATTCGAGCTTGCGGCGGCGCGTCTCGGCCTCCAGGTCGGCAGCCTGGCGCTGGGCGTCGAACCAGCGGCGGTAGGCGTTGCGGGTGCGCCGCTCGTAGTCCATGACCACGTCGTCGGGGGTGCCCGAGGGCAGCGTGTCGGCCTGGAAGCGGCAGCGGTCCAGGTCCTCGTGCGCGCGCTTGACTTCGGAGATGACCGTCTTCAGGCGCTCGGTGGGGTCCAGGGCGGGGTCGCTGGTGTGCAGTTCGGCCTCCGAGAAGGACTCGGCGTGGCCGTTCGGGAACGGCACGATCTCCACACACCCA